CATCGGTATAGATATTGCTGTTGCGACCGACATAATTGCCGTCCGCACGGCGACGGCCGAGAATGATGACGTCCAGCTCGTGCGCCTTGAAGTATTCACGCTGCGCTCGGTGCTGCACGATAGAAAACCATCGTCCGGCCGCGGCGGAGTCCTTGGGGAAAAGCATCTCTTGATGCTTCACCAGCCAGTCGATATCCTGATGCGTGTTGATGACTTCGCAGCCTGCCGGCTTATGCTCCTCGATCCACGCGGCAAAAGCGGGGTATTCCAGGTCGCACACGCCAATCATGCAGTCAGTGACGCCAGCCGCTTCGCACAGTTTGCCAAGGACAATACTGTCCTTACCTGCGCTCCACGCATAGGCCGCAGCCTTACCCTCTGTATGGGCTTTGATGTCAGCAACAGCCGCGGCGGACAAAGCGTCCAGCTCCTCACGGGAAACGGCGTCCTCGATTGTTGCAACGGCTTCCAGCCATGCGCTGTTGTCGATGCTCTGCTTCTTCCCGAGGCTCATGCCTTCACCGCCTTTCTCGAGGCGATAACGGCGACAAGGCCGCTGGACAGGACGGTCGTCAGACTGCCTGCCGCTTTCACAGCCGGAATGCCGGCGAGATTGCCGTAGGCGAAGATCGGAAGTCCGATACACAACGCAGTCAGCACACCGGCAAAAACGCCCTTGCCCGTCAGCTTCTTACCGAGCAGCGTCATGACCGTCGGCAGCAGCGTCGAAGCGCGGAGCGTTCCGTAGAACAGGAACAGGTATGTCACCGTCAGGCCGGGAATGTTGGCGATGGCGATAGCCACGATCAGTAGGCAAAGCATAGTGCGGCGCGAAGTCTGCACCGTGTCCTTCCCAATGCCGAGCCAGTCTGTCGTGAGCGACGCTGCCGCGCAAAGGTTGCTATCCACTGTGGAGAGCAGGCCGGAGATAATCATAAACAGGAACGGGACCAGCACCCATGTCGGAAGCAGCGAGGAAACGAATTCAAAGTTGACCATGCCGGTGTCGCTGGCCACAAAGCCGGAGCCTGCGGCAAGGAAGCCCACCGTCCCCATGCAGATCGGAACGAGCGCAAACAAAAGCGCACCGGCAAAAAACGATCTGCCGATGCGGTCGCGCCTGATTGCGAAAGCTCGCTGCCAGAAGCACTGATCCCCGAACGGGCCGGAGATCAGACCGACAGCCATCGGCAGACCGTAGCCCAACAGGACCTCAATGCCCGTGGAGGAGGTGAGCGAGGTGTATTCTCCGGAGACAGCACCGAGCCCTGCCCGTACCGTGTCAAAGCCGCCGGTCATGCGAAGGCTCAGAACGACCAGCAAAGCGCCACCCATGAGAATAATGCCCAGCTGGACGACATCAGTGATGATGGAGGCTTTCAGCCCGGAGAAGCGGGAGTAGGAATATGCGATAGCTGCCAGGGCGAGCGTCATGCTCCAGAATGGCAGCCCCGCAATGAGGGCCAGCGTCTTTCCCCCGGCGAGCAGCTGCACTGCCGTTGAAAGAACGGCCAGCGCGCCGAGCTGGAAGGAGTAGACGCCCTTGACCTTGCCGGAATGATAGCGCTCCGCCATGTAGCCGGTCAAGGTGATGCCCTCCGGGTACTGCGCCCGAATCCTTTTTGCAAAGGGGATAAACAGGATCAGGCACAACACATTCGGTACCGTAAACCAGAACATCCCCGGGATGCCGCGCGTATAGGCCATCTCCGAGGAAGTGAACAGTGAGGGAGCCCAAATCCAAGTGGCGGCGATGCTCATGGCGGCAATCACCGAGCCGATGCGCCGGTCCGCCACATGGAAGCCCTCTGCGTCGGTCGTCTTTCGGGTGAACATCAGCGTGACGCCGATCATCAGCACCGCATAGACGGCCAGAATGACAATTCCGAACATTTTGGAAATCTCCTTTTATGATGTCACCGCTGCCCTCTGCTGGCGAACATCGGACCCGGCGCATGACCGGCGCGCAAGGAGTAACGCGCAGGCCTCAACCTCCTTCCCAAACGAATGACGGCCACCCCGCGAGGGATGGCCGCCTGGCTTATGTAGGATTTTACGAGTCTAATCCTAATACATGATGCGGGGAATATCAAGAAACGAGTTGCAACAGCGAAGAACAGCTTTTAACTACCGAGGTAGCGGTAACACACCATCTTTACCGAATCCTCCGAATTGCGGCCTCCTATGACCGCTGCGACCTCTTTCCATGCGAGCCCTCTCAGGAAGCGCAGCCGGAAGATCAGGCGCGTCTGGTCATCGTCGATGCCTTGAATGAACGGCATGATCTGCCCCTCGCTGGCCTTGACCTCTTCCTCCAGAAAGCCGACACGCGCATCCATATCCACAATCTCAGCCGCGAGGTCACCGACCTTATCCTTTATGCCGGGAGTATGCGGCATACCTGTGAGGGCAGCCGCGCCGGGGCAAGCCGCGTCACGCAAGGACTGTAGCATCTCCCTTGCCCTTGCCAGTTTCTCTATCAGCTCAAAATGCTGATTCAATTCCGAAAGCGTCGTAATAGCTCACCCCAATCTGTTCTTACTTCCTCTTGCCACCCTGTCGGCTGACAGTCTCTCCAATCTGCATTTGCCGGTATGTTGGCTGCACTACCTCTACCGACACCACACGGGTATCTCCGTATCGCTCCAAATCCTGAGCGATCTGCTCCTTTATGCCAATGGCCTGCCCCGCCGGGGCGTTCACATGAACGGTGATGACGAGCATCATCGCACCGTCTGATAGGCGCGAGCTTTCTTGTTATAGGCCAGATCGACCGGCGCGCCGCAGGAAAGGCAGCTGTAGGTGAAGACGTCCTCCTCGAAATTCGTCCGGTATTTGAAGTGCTTTCCGCACTTGCAGCGGATGTGCGCCGACATGAGATCGTGCAGCGGCGTCTCTCCGTTGCAGGTTGCGCACCGATAGGACGAGATAGGCTGTTTTGCACAAAAGCCGCGCAGCTCGCCGCATTGTGCGCACCGAATAAGCAGAAATCCCTTGTATGTCTTCGGCGTGGTCTCCTCGGCTTCCGCTCTATCAGGGATAGCCCAGGCCTCTTTCGGCCCGAACATAGTCTCCGCACGGCTGGGCTTTGCACGAAGCAAAGTCGGCTCTGCCTTGTGTATCTCCGGCAGGGAGGCCTTCGTTGCAGCGCCGCGCCACACAGGGCGGCAGTCTATGCCGTTTCCGAGACGGCAATGCCATCTGTTCGCGCCGCTGAACTCCTCTTTCTCTCCGTGCTCACAATATTCGCAGTTGCCGTTCAGCCACAGCGGGGCGGCAATATCGGTCGCGGCGGCGTTGATTGCCTCCTCCGCTCCTGCGAACTCCTGCACCAAGTCAAAAAGGCGGCTGTAATCGTCATACTGAATACGCCCGTTCTCATTCAGCTCATTGATAAAATCGAGCAGGTTTTCAAATCGTTCCATAGAAGCTCCTTTTCATTCCATCACCACGCAACCACAGACTGTACATTGACCGTGAAAGTGTCCGTTGCTGCGCGCCCTTGCCCCGACCATCGTGCTCTTTCCTCCGCAGGAGGGGCAGTCCATGCGAACTTCCTCCGGCGGCTTGCTCCATTCCTCCGTAAGCGCGTCGGGCAGAAACCTTTGACCGCAGAAGACACACCGCTCCAAGCTGTACGGCATATTCCCGCAGGAGGGGCATTCGGGATATCTGCCGCTCCAATAATCCTCAGCCCAGCGAATATGTACCGGCTCAGCCTTGCCGTTTTCCTTATCATCGGCGGCGGGCTGGTGTTCGCAGGTATCGCAGTAAAACTCCTTCTTGCAGACCAAGCCCTTATCCCAATGGCAGTACATAGTGAGATCTCCGGTATCAATCATTTCTGTCGTCCTCCTTCGGCGGCGCAGGCAGCGGCATCCAATAGACAACTGCAACATCGCTTCTATCTCCGATACCGACATGGACGCTCCATTCCGCCCTTTCGGGAGCGCACCAGCCCATATAGACGCCCCATCTTTCGTGCCAATACGCGACAACGAGGACATTGCTACGATCTTCCGGTAACCTCTCTTTTACAGATACCCATTTTGGCATCCGTTTTGTCGCAGCATTCAGCTTCAATTCGAGCCGGCCGGAATAGCGCTTGCTATCCTCGAACATCATCCCCATCTTTACGATTTCGTCCGGCATCAACTCTGTTGCTTCGTAGGAGGCAAGCCGCGCCAGTGCAACCTCGTACCCACGGCGGCAGTAAAGCCGCCCATCCTCGTCATACCATGTCAGCTTATCCATTGTGTTCCTCCCTCGACTTGAAGCTGCCTGCCGCCCGGCAGCTCCCCCAGTGGGGAGCGAAGCCGGTGCCGGTGGCCTTGTGCGGATCTTCGGTATACTCACAGGAGATAACCTCGCCGTTCGGCGTCACGATCTTTTTACTGCCGGAACGGGGCTTTTCGATGTAATAGCGCGGGGTGGCGTCACACGGCATAGACTTCCCGCCGGGTGTTCTGATCCAGACGATAGCCGCGCCGCAGCCTTTGCAGGTAGACGCTCTCATTCGTCGGTCACCTCCCCGAAAAGCTCATGTGTTCCGTCCTGGAGAGCCTTTTCATCGTCGGACATCTCGTAGCCCAGCTTGACGAGCAACGCATAGATGCGGTCCAGCGTCTCGTTTTCCTCATGCTTCATGGTGTAGCTGTTCCAGTAGCTGCGGAAATAGCCCTCGGACTTTCCGTCACCCAGGCGCGCATAGATCATTCGCAGGAGCGCCTTTTCGGGCGTCTTGCCGATCGCGTCGGTCACGGCCTGGAGCGTAAATGCGGCATCGTCCTCGCCGTCCTCGTCATCTTCGGCAAGGGTCTCGGCGCCAGTAGCCTGCGCGATCTCCTCTTCGGTGAGCCAACCGGTATCGTCCCAGTATTCGGCGTAGGCCCACAGCGCCACGATGTCCGCAAGGCGCTTTTTGATGGCGGCTGTGGAAACGGTAGCCACGAAGTCGGCGCGAAGCTCGTAGGCGCGGGCGGTTGCTTCGGACAGCGCCTTTTCTGCGGCGTCCTTTCGCTCCTGCTTCAGCTGCTCCTCGCGCTCTTTCGCTTCTTCCTCCGGGGTAAGGGCGGTAGGCTCATCCTTGACCATCAGCACAATATAACCCCATGTTTCGACGAAGAAGAAATACTCAATGGTATCGGCATCCTCCGGGCGATCCACTTTGACTTCGCCGTTAGTATAGAAGCTATTGACTCTCTTATATCCGGTCTTGTCGGTGATCTGCGTCGCAAAGGTACTCAGCTGCTCTACCCATAGGGCTTTACGCGCTTCTGCGGCTTCATCATTGATGGCCTGTTTCAGCTTGTACTTGAAGTTCTCGGTGCCGATGTAATCAAGCATTTCGTTCTTGCGCTCCGGGCTTTTCAGCTTGTCCAGCTCCATGTACTCGAACAGGCTGACGCCGCGCTCCTCGGACTTCTTGAATTTGTCCTTATCCAGCTCCAGGAGCTTCACACGGCGCCGGACAGTGGTGGCGGAAAAGCCGGACTTTTCCGCGATGTCCTCGACGGTATCGCCCATGTCAAGCATCATCTGGAAGCCCTGCGCCTGCTCATAGACCGTCAGATCGGACCGCTGCATATTCTCCGTGAGCATCGTACTCAGCTGCTCCCGCTCCGACATCTCGACCACGACGCAGGGAAGCTCCTCCAGACCGGCCAGCTTTGCGGCCGCAAGACGGCGGTGGCCGATGATAACGCGGTAGCTTTCTCCGTCCCACTTCTTCGTGATTTCCCCGATCAGCGGAACAACGGTGAGGTTTTGGAGTACGCCGTTGACCTTGATGCTCTCAGCCAGCTCGGTCACATCGCCCAGGTCCTTACGGGGGTTATCGGGATGCCCCCACAGTTTACTGACCGGAATGTACTTGATTTCTGCCATAAAACGTTCCTTTCTTACGCCGAGCTTTGCCCCTCGGCTGGGACGGTTTATTATTTTCGGCTCATGCCGTTCACGCGGCACCAGTGCCGCTGGGCCTGCTTCTTCCTCGCGGTGCGGCAGGCCGGGCAGAAGGTATTTTCTTTGCGCTCGATAAAAGAACGGCCGCACCGGGCGCAATGCTGCGGTGGGATTCTGCGAAACTCGGCACACTCGTCGCAGTTGACGCACAGATCACAGCCTTTGACTTCATCCCAGTTTGCGCACATGAGCCGCTGCCAGTAGGGATTCTCGTCAATGTCGTTGATGCGCTTGCGGAGCACGGCGCAGAGCATTTCGAGCGTTCGCGTGGTTTCGGTGCGCGTTCTGGACAGGCTCATTGCCTGCTTTACGGTTGGGTCCGGTGCGCCGAAGCCCCACGGCTGATCTTTGAGCATGGCGCGTACTTTGTCCTGATTCTCGGTCAGATAGACGAAATAAACTTTCCCACGCACGGCTTTTTCAGATTTGCCGAGTGCCTTG